CACTGCTGACATATTCAAACAGTCCACGCATTTGATGCTGGATGATGCGTCAGACGACGCGCTGATCGATGGTCTGTTGTTGGCAGCGCAAGGTGTTGTCGAAGCTGGCAGCAATCGCCCCCTGACACCGCGCACAGCGGAGCTGCATTTTCGCGCAGGCTGCGGTCTGCGTTGGTGGTTTCCCTGCGCGCCGGTTGAAAGTGTTTCCGCCCTGCATTGGCTGGATGCCGGTGTTTGGCAAGAACTGAGCCTTGATGGTGTCTGGCTGGAACGTGGCCATGACGAACCACAAATGGTTCTGCCGGGCAGCATGTGGGAAGGCGTGAGCGACGGCGCGGATGTGCGCGTCACGGCATCGATCGGCCATCAGGTAGCGCCACAGCCGCTGGTGCAAGCGATGATCTTGATTGCGGCTGATTGGTACGAGGCCGGAATCAATCCTGACAAAGCTGACGAAATCCAAGTGGCCTTTGGGGCGCGCGCGTTGATGAAGCAGTCGCGCTACGATCGCCCGCGCCAATGGTGGGCGGTCTGATGGGGTTTCGCCTGGACACCCGCATCGGGTTTGAGCGCAAGGACACCACGCAGCGCAATGCGCATAACGAGATCATTGGTGGCTGGGATCTGCTGGGGCAGGTCTACGCCAGTCGCGAGGACATTTCAGACGCGGAAAAGGTATCCGCAGGGCAGCAAATGTCGGCGACGACCGCGCGGTTTGTGATGCGAGACACGGCGCGCGCACGGTCTGTGAGCGCCGCCGATCGGTTGATCCTTGACGGGTCTTGGGATGACCAGGGGATACGGCAGAGCGGTGAGGTTTGGGAGATCAAAGCCATCAAGCGCGCGCGAACACGTGGGCGTTTGGAAATCACTGCGGTGCGGATCGATGAAGCCCAAATTTAAGGTCGAAGGGTTCCAGGATCTTGAGCGGGCTTTGATGGACCTGCCCAAGGTCACGGCCAAGGCCAGTGTGCGTCGGGTCTTAAAGAAGGCCGCGCAGCCGATCGCAGATGCGGGCGCAGGCAATGCGCCGGTTGAAGTGGGCGATTTGCGCGAAAGCTATGGCGTTGGCACGAAACTGACCAAGCGGCAGCAAAGCGTGTCCGCCAAGGAAAGCGAAGTCGAGGTCTACGCGGGACCAGGAAAGCACGGTCACGCGTCGGGTCTTCAAACCGAGTTCGGAAATGAGCATCAGGCCGCGCAGCCGCACTTACGGCCAGCATGGGACGCAAACCGGATGGGCGCGCTGGACAGCATCAAAGACGATCTGTGGGCGGACGTGCAGCGCAGCATTGCGCGCTACCGCAAACGGCTGGCCAAGAAAGGGTCGAAGCGATGACCGAGGCATTGATGGCGCTGCTGTTGGGGCATGCGCCCCTGGCGGCGCTTGTGGGCAACCGCGTGCATTGGCTGGTGCAGCCGCGCAGCGTGACGGGGTTTCCCTATGTCAATCTGACCGTGGTGTCGGATCCGCGCAGCTATCACATGAAGGGCGAAACCGGACTGCGCAAAACGCGGGTTCAGGTCGATGCCTGGGCAGAAACCTATGAAGGGGCAAAGGCGGTGGCGGATGCGGTCACGGACTATCTGAGCGGATATTCTGGCGCGATCAACGGCACCGCATTTCAGAGCATTTTTATCGTCGGGTCTCGCGACCTGACGGACAGCACAACAGGTGAGGAACGCCAGCTGTTCCGCATCAGCGTTGATCTTGAAACCAGCTGGCACAAGGAGTCCTGAAAATGACAGGAGCAATTATCGGGTTCGGGTCCGATTTTCTACGGGGATCGGTTTCCGTTGGTGAAGTCTTGAGTATGGACGCACCATCGCTGTCGCGCGAAACCAAAGATGCGACCCATATGAAGTCGCCCAATCGCTATCGCGAGTTTATTGGAGCGTTGCGTGACGGCGGAGAGGTGACGTTTGAAATCCAAGCAGATCCCGAAAGTTCGCAGTATCAAGCGTTGATCGCGGACTTTAACAATGACGATCCTGAAGCCTATTCGCAGGTGTTTCCTGGCGGGGCAAACTGGTCCTTCAGTGGGTTGGTTACTGGCATCGATCAGCCCGTCCCGATGGACGACAAGATCACTCAGAACGTCACAATCAAGATCACCGGCGAGCCGGTTTTCGCACTGGGGGCTTAATCGATGGGCAACCAAATCAAGGGCAAATTTAGCTTCAAGGCAAAGGGCGAGACCTTTGCTTTGCAGTACACCGCCAACGCTATGTGTGAGCTGGAGGACGCGACCGGCAAAAGCGCGACAGCGTTTTTGCAGCGTCTGGAAAACACCGCGAAAGAGGATCTTTCTTTCAGTGATGTGCGCCTGTTGTTCTGGGCGGGTCTGCAGGAACATCACGCAGGGCTGACCGTCAAAGATGCCGGTGATCTGATCACCGGGCTGGGTGGCATTGTCGCCGCGCTGGAGTTGGTCGGCAAAGCCGTCGCGGCCAGCATGCCTGCAGCGCCGAAAGCGGGTGCAGGGGGCAATACGGCCAGCACAAAAAAACCGAAGGGGACGTCCTAGACTGGGCGTCCCTTTTGGAAAGTTGGGTCGAAGCTGGGCAGGATCCTGCCCAGTTTTGGCACCTGACCTTGCGCGAGATCTCGATCGTGATGGCCGGTGCGGCCAAACGCATCGAACGCGAGCAGGTGTTTTATGAGGCAAACGCCTGGATGGGTGCGCAACTGGCAATGGTCGGGTTCCACAATCCCAAAAAGTTTCCGCAATTCAACAAGGTCCGGTCCAGGAGCAGACCGAAGAAGCGCCAAAGTTCTGAGGAACAAATGGCCATCGCGAAAATGCTGAACGCCGCTTTTGGTGGAAAGGTTGTCAAGACATGAGCAATGCAGTCATCGGCGCGCTGCGCGTCGTGTTGGGCATGGACAGCGCCGCGTTTAACGAGGGCGTTGGTGCCGCACAAAAGCGCATGAAACGGTTCCAGCGGAACATGGAGAAAACCGGCAAGCGGCTGCGGGCGACCGGCACGCGGATGTCGGTCGGCGTCACCGCGCCTTTGACGTTGGCCTTTGGTGGCATGATGCGATCGGCGGGTGATTTTGAAAAGTCGATGAACCGGGTGAAGGCTTTGTCCGGCGCGACCGATCAGGATCTGGCACGCCTGAAAGACACAGCCAAAGAGCTGGGCGCAACCACGCAGTATTCCGCAAGTCAGGCGGCTGACGCGATGGGCTTTCTGGCGATGGCTGGATTAGAGGCCGACGAGATCATCGGCGCGATGCCGTCGACGTTGCAGCTGGCTGCGGCGTCGGGCGCGGATCTGGCGACCAGCGCTGACATCGTGTCCAACATCATGACCGGTTTTGGCAAAGAGGTTGGTGATCTTGCGGAGATCAACGATGTCCTGGTCAAGACCCTGTCGTCGTCAAACACCGACTTGCGCCAGATGGGCGATGCGATGAAGTATGTCGCGCCGGTCGCGTCATCTGCGAAACTGCCGTTTAACGAGGTCGCCGCTGCAATCGGTCTGTTGGGCAACGCCGGTATTCAGGGCGAAATGGCAGGCACCGCGCTGCGCGGTGCAATCACGCGGCTGCTCAACCCGACCAGCGGTGTGTCAGACGCCATCGAAGAACTGGGCGTCAATCTTTACGATTCAAATGGCAACCTGAAAAACCTGACTGAGATCGTGCGAGAGCTGGAACCGCACGCGGAGAACACCGGCGCGATCATGAAGATCTTTGGCCAGCGTGCGGGACCAGGCATGGCAGCGCTGGTGTCGCAGGGCGCGGACCAGCTGGCCGACTTAGAGGCCAAGCTAGATGCGGCAGGCGGCACTGCCGAGCGCATTGCCGAAACGCAAATGCAAGGTTTCAACGGCGCGATGCTTCAGATGAAAAGCGCGCTTGAGGGGTTGGCGATCGCCATTGCCGACAGTGGCGTTTTGGAGTTCATGACGCAGCTGGTCACCAAAGTGACTGCGGTCATTCGGGAAATGAGCCAGGCCAATCCGAAGATGTTCAAAATGGGGGTGATCGTGGCGGGCTTGGCTGCAGCTATTGGGCCAGCGATCGCGGCGATCGGTTTGATGATGACAGCGATGGCACCAATGGCCGGTGTAATCCTGGCGATCGTGTCGCCCTTGGGCTTGCTGGCGGCGGCGATCGCGGCTGCTGCAACGGCGATCTATGCCAATTGGGACGGCCTAAAGGAAGACTTTCCCGCGATCACAGGCGCGATTG